GAAAATTACCTCAATGGTAAAGAATTAACTTTTTTAGATGAATATGACAATCCTAAATATAACCCAGATGTTTGGCAAATGTTTATTAAATTTGTTGACTGGTGGGAGGAATATAAACCAACTTTAATAGAAGCAGAAGTCCATCTATTCTCTGACAAATATAAAGTAGCTGGCACTTGTGACTTAGTTTGTGAATTAAATGGAGAATTGTGGATTATAGACTTTAAAACATCTAACCATCTTCAAACTACTTATGATTTACAAACAGCAGTTTACGCTCAATGTTTTGAAGAATGTTTTGGTAAAAAGATAGACCGAACTGGAATACTGTGGTTAAAATCTTCAAAAAGAGGCCCCGCTAAAGGTAAAATGCAAGGTAAAGGGTGGGAAATGTATGAGTCTTCACGTTCAAAAGAAGAAAATTTAGACATTTTTCAAACTGTAAAACGTTTGTTTGACCTAGAAAATCCAAATCCCACACCTATATTTACTGGATTTAAAACCAGAGCTAAGCGAGATTTATAATATTTATAACAAATATTCGCTATGAAATTATTGTCTATTCTTTTAGAGGCTGTAACCAGCCCTAAAGCTATATTTTTAGCGGGTCCTTCTGGGGCTGGAAAGACAACTATACTTAAGCAATTAAATCTTCAAGGATTTGAGACTATAAATGTTGATGATACTTATGAAGAACTTCTTAAAACTTCCGGGTTAGGAACAGATTTTAAAAAATTTACTCCTGATCAAATAGCTCAAGCGGCTAAATTTATGAGTCAAGCTAGAACAGCTACTAAAGAAAAAGAAGAAAAAACAATATCTAACCTAAAAAATATAATTATAGACGCCCCAGGGGCGGCTTCAGGTCCTTTATTAAAGAAAAAACAAGAACTTGAAGGTTTAGGATATGATACTTTTATGTTTATGGCTGTTGTTCCTCCAATGGTATCATTAGATAGAAATTCTAAACGGGATAGATCATTACCACCCACAGCTGTAATAAAAAATTGGGAAGGAGTATTTAAAAACATTTCAACTTATACAGCTGAATTTAATCCAAACATAGCTATTATTAACAACTCAGAAGAAAGTTTTGAATTTAATCCTGAAGAATACATAGCACGATATGTTAAAGGAGAAGATAAAGTAGTAGGTAAACCCAAAACACCTGAAGAAATAGTTAAAAAAGAAAAAGAAATGGATATGTTATTTAAAAATGTCCAACAATTAGTCAAACAAAAAATAGACTTTGATACTTTATCTTCTGCTAAGTCTAAACTAAACAACTTTTTAACCCAGTGAATAGATTAGTTCAAGAATTAATTAAACCCTTTTTAGGTGAAATTGAATCTAAATATGATTTAGTTGTATATGGTGGTGGTTTTAAACCCCCCACATCTGGTCATCTCAGCACCGCCTTAAGAGCATATCAAATACCAGCCAAAAAACATCAAATTGTTGTAGGTGGGGGTGTTAGAGACAAAATAACATCAGATTCTTCAATTAAAATTTGGCAATTATATCAAAATAAAGAAGGTTTACCTATAGATATTGAAATCTTACAAGCATCTTCTCCTGTAAAGTATACCTTAGACCTAGCTAAAAACAACCCAGACTTAAAAATAGCTTTTATAGCTGGTGTTAGAAATGAAGAAGATTTAGGTAATATTGAAAAACTAAAATTAACTCTTGACAAAATAGGTATTAAAATAGAAACCATAGCCGACCCAGATTCAGTAGTTAGTGGTACCAAAGCTAGAAGAGCATTTTTAAGTAAAGATAAAGATACCTTCTTAAAACTTATGCCCTCAAATTCTGGTGAAGAAGTTTGGAATATTTTAACTAGAGATTTAATACCTGAAATTCAAGAAGCTAAATCTCAAATAGGTTATAGAGCTGGAGCTTTTAACCCTTCACAACCTGCTGAAAGATTAAAAGATAAAGGTATTGGTATAGTAAAATCTAAAGTAGGTCTTTTAGGTACAGGTTATTATTTTATGGGTAATTTAGATGATGTTAAAAGATTACAAGATCAATTAGGATATACTACTTTATCTCAAATAGATCTATCACAATATAGATTATTTAGACCAGATGATCCCACAGGATTTTACGAGAATATTAAAGCTGTGACATCATATTTACATGGACTTAAACCTAAAGATCTACAAGATTCTACCGTAAAAGATGATATTAAAGATGCGGCTGATGGATTTGCTGACTATATTGGGCTAGATAAAAAAGAAGCACTTGACATCTTTAAAGAATATATAAGAGATGTTATGTTTAGAAGAGATGGAGATTTACTATCAAATCGTTTATTAAAAGATTATGATGGTATAGACTTAACTAATACTCCTTATGATGACTTTGGAACTGGATCTTTAATTTTTAATGGTAAGCTAAAAAAAGGTACTTATTCTGAACTTGAACCAATTGAAGAAAAGATTTATTTTAAGCCGGAACCTAGTATAGGTTTAGATGATATTGATTTTTTAGACCAGTTTGCTGATAATAAACTAGCCCCTTTAGATATCGATCTATCAGGCCAACATTTTATTGATAGACTAAACGATCCTCGAAATAATCCAGAAATTGAGGTTGAAGAATTAGAAGATTTTTTTGATAAATTAGGAGATAAAAAGGAAAAATTTATTGATTTATTAGATGATAATGAGGAAGTTGTAGCTAAAGATAGACAAACTAATCTTAATATTCCTTTTAAAGGGATTAGAAATAAAGCTATAGCTAAAACTATAATGCGTAAAAGTAACTTCCAAACATCTAATCCTATTCTTTCTTTACAAGAAGGTAGATATGATGCTGAAGTTACAAATCAATCTCGTTATATAATAAACCAATTTAAAGCTAATTTTGGAGTTAAGTATGAAGAAGAGACAGAAGGTAATATAGAAAGTCTTGAATATATTTTAGAATTTAAATTTATACCTTCTAAAAAATTAGGTCCTATTCCTTTTATTGTTGAAGGTGAAGCTGATTATGATACTGCTGTAATAACTGTAAAATACAACCCAACAGTTTTTCCAAAAGAATATAATAACTTAATAGCTGAAGTAAAAGAAACATTAAGACATGAGTTAGAACATATAGCTCAACTTAACTTTGAAAAAGGAACCAGAGTAGGAGATCAATCTCAAGGTGAAATGTCTCTAGCTCAATATTTAGTTCTTGATTATGAAATACCAGCTTTTATTCAAGGTTTATACAAAAGAGCTAAAACCAAAAAAATATCTTTACAACAAGCTATTGATGAATTTTTTGATGAAAGAAAAGATGAATTAACAAATGAAGAAGAAACTAATGTTAGAAAGATATGGGATAGATGGATTAAATTAAACCTACCTCAAGTTAAACTAAATGAAGGTGTGAAAGATTTAAGACCTAAAATTGATTCTATCCTTAAAAAACACAATTTAACTTCTAAAGAATTACAAGACCAACTTAAAAAAGGTACTAAGGTAGAAAAAGAACACACCTCAGATCCTGTTGTAGCTATGAAAATAGCTTTAGATCATATAGATGAAAATCCAAAATATTATGATATTCTAACTAAAGTAGGATTAGAAGAGGAAGATGATAAAGCCGCCCCTTATGGCTCAGGATATAAACCTTTAAAAGAAGAACTTGAACCTTTAATTTTAGATTTTACATCATTTTTAGTAACTAATGGAATGAAATTACATCCATTTCCTAAAATTAAATTTATAGAAGATGATGTTGAAAATGCTAATAATCCTTTAGGAAAAACTGCTTATTATGATCCTCAATCTAAATGCATAGCTTTATATACTCTTAATAGACATCCCAAAGATATATTAAGAAGTTATTCACATGAGTTAGTCCACCATATGCAAAACATAGAAGATAGACTTAAACCTATGAATACTTCTAATGTTTATGAAGATGAAGAATTAGCTAATATAGAAAAAGAAGCCCATGAATTAGGAAGTATGAACCTAAGAAAATGGGAAGATTCTCTTAAAACTAATCTTAAAGAAGAAACCAATCTAGAGTATAAAATCTATTCTGATATGGATGGAGTAATTACTGACTTTGACTCTCAATTTGAGAAATTATCAGATGGAATCTCACCTAGTGAGTATGAAAAAAAAAACGGTAAAAAAGCTTTTTGGAAATTAATAGGTGATAAAGGAGTGAGTTTTTGGGTTGGAATGCCTTGGATGTCTGATGGTTTGGAATATTGGAATTATATAAAACAATATAGTCCTATATTATTGTCTGCTCCTTCAAAAGATGAATCTTCTAAATTAGGTAAACGTTTATGGGTTAAAAATAATATCCCTGGAACTAAGTTAGTTTTAGCTTACGCTCAAGACAAACAAAAATACGCCGCTCCTAACCATATCCTTATTGATGATAGACTTTCTAATATAGAACAGTGGAGAAGTCAAGGAGGAATTGGTATATTACATACATCTACTGCTAATACAATAGAACAACTTAAAGAATTAGGTTTATGAAAAAAGATAATGTTTTAAAAAAAGAATTCCAAAGGAAAGATGTTGAACGTCTTCGTAATCTTGTAAAAGGAAAACATGGAAATAAAACAACTATAGGAGTAGGCTATACTAAAAAACATGAACATTACCAGGAGGGTGATGTATGGGAAGAAGATGGTAGAACATGGACTATCAAAAATGGTCTTAAACAAAATATTACTAAACTTGATTCTTTTAAACAAGTGGCCCACATGCCTTTGTTTTGTCCTTGTTGCAATAAATTAATGAAGAAAAATCTTGACAAAAAAGTATTCCCAGCCTATCAAAAATGTTTTGATTGTGTTGTGGATTTTGAAGCTGAGTTACAACGTCAAGGTAAATTAGAAGAATATTATAATGATCTCCATAATAAAAATATAGATAAAACTATTAAAGAATATAAAGCTTTTATGGATGATCAAATTAATAATATATCAAATAAAGGATTTGTAACTGAAGCTGGAGATGTTGAAAATTGGGTAGGAGGTATTGATAGAGAAGAACTTATAAAAAATCTGCAAGAAGGATTGGACTTTTTAGAAGGTCTAAAAAAATAAATATTTATTAGCATGGTGCGTCAAAATCTACGAGAAATAATCAAATCAGTTTTAGAAGAAAAAGTAAAACGTGATAGATGTCTTCGTATTGCTGACCGCAAATTTGATAAACCTTCAGCTTACAAATCCGGTGCTGTAGTTAGATGCCGTCAAGGCAAAATATGGAAAGGTATTAATGAAGATGAGTCACTCCATAAATGGTTTAAACGCCAAGGCCCTTCAGGTAAAGAAGGAGGATGGGTTGATTGTAACACTTGTCGCACAGTAAAAGGAAAGAAAAAATGTAAATCTTGTGGTCGTAAGGAAGGTGAAAAACGATCTAAATATCCTTCATGCCGACCCACCCCCTCCCAATGTGGAAAACCTGGTAAAGGTAAAACTTGGGGTAAAACTAAATAATAAAAATAAACTAATATTTATAGTCATGAACACACAAGAAATCTTTGAACAAATTGAGCATCTATATGAAACTTTTAAGTTAGAACATAAAGGTAATTCAAAAGCTGCTCACGGTAGAGCCAGAAAAGCCTTAGGTGAACTTAAGAAGCTTGTTACAGAGTATAGAAAAGCCTCTATAACAGAAGACAAAACTAAATAAAATGAAAAAATCTGAAGCAAAAAAACTTCTAAAACAAGAAATCCTCTCAGTATTGAATGAAACGTCTGCTATCAACGAAGCAGATGCTCAAATCTATGATGATATCGCTGATACTTTAAGAGATTTAGCTGAAAAAGCCTTAAATGCAGGTAATAAAGAATTAGCCAAACAGCTAACCAACATAGCTACCTTCTCAGACAGAGAACAAAACAAACAAGTATCTGGGGGTGAGGTAACTCCTGACTTTGAAACTGGTTTAAGTGATGAGGATGTAAGTATTGAAGATACTGAAATTGAAGACTTAGATGTTGAAGAAGAACCTAAAGACGCAAAGAAAAAAAAGGTTAAAGAATATCTAAGAACTGAAATCTTAAAAACCTTAAGATAATGCCTATTACTAAAAGAACACCTATTGGAGCTGTAGTTTCTGATTTTGAAAAATCAAAAGCTCCTCAATTTAAAGGTAAGTCTAAAGCTAAAAGAAGAGAAATGGCTATAGCAGCCGCTCTATCTAAAAGAGATGAGAAAAAAATGACTAAAGAAGAACTAAAAAAATTAGTCAAAGAAATTTTTAATGAAGTCACTTATGTAGGAGCTGCTGCTGTAGATAATATGGCTAAAGACCCTAAATTTGCAGCTGTTAAAGATAAAACTACACCTATTAACACCCTAAAAAAAGGTGGAGCTGTTGAATTAGGTGAAACCTCAACCCCAAAATATGACAATGACCCAGCCTTAAAAGGTGGTCAAACTAAACTCCCTGATGCTCTTCAAGCGAGTATTATTAAAGCAGCTGAGGAAAAAGGTGTTAAAAGTGAAGCTGTAGTATGGTTTAAAGATTTTAAAACAGGTAAAATTGAGCGTAATGATACTAGGGAAGTTGATCCTACTCAAGTAGCTTTTAATAGATTAAGACAAAGATTTAAAGATGAAGAAGATGAGGGTATAGATGAAGATTTAGATATCGGCCATCAAGATAATGAACCAGGAATGTTAGTCTCTGATCTATACAGAATAGCTAAATATGCTACTGAATTGGGCCAAATGGTCGCTGAACTTGGTAAATTAGAAGGTGAAGTAGATTTTCCTCATTGGTGGCAAGCTAAAATAATCAAAGCTAAAGATTATATGGTTGGAGCTAAACATTATCTTGATGGTGAATTAAAAACAGGTCAAGCTTTTGACAATGACTAAATCTGAACTCATATCAAGAATCAAAAGATTAGCTAAAACAGCTTATTCTCAACAGACTGCTAAACCTGTTGAGCCAAGTAAGTTTCCTATAGTTGATAAATTTCCTCCTATTAAGGATATTTTAAATGATCTATTTGATTTTCAATATGAAGCCTTCTTGAAAGACATACAATGGGTAGCCCCTAAACCATCTACTTTTAGAGTTGTATTAGTTAATGATGGTAAATTTTATTTAATGTATGATGGAACTGATGGAGATAAAGGTCTCTTTACAGCTCAAGTAGAAGGTAAAAAATATTATTTAGAATCATTAGTTGATCAACAAAGAGCCTCTGAAGCTTTATCTAGAGTTTTAAGATATACTAAACCTGAAGCAACAGAAGAAAAAACCGAAGTTACCCCACCAGAATCCCCAGCCGCTGAAGAAACACCAGCTGCTGAAACCCCAGCTACTCCTGAAGAACCTGAATTAGAAACCCCACCAGAAAGTCCTGCCGCCTAATGGATATTATAGAAAAGTTTTTAAGACAAATTTCATACAAATTCCCTAAAGGATATCCTGACATCAATAATGATCAGGATAAAAAAATGCTATTTCAATTAGTTAATGAAGCTATTAAAGCTGATAATATATTAATTGAAGCTACTGACTCTTATGATGAGCGTATTAGATCAGTTCTAAAAGTTACTGAAATACCAAAATGTAAAACTTCATTATCTGTAGGTAAAAATTTTAATCTAAGTGGAAAAGATGAGGAAATTTGGAGTTTATTATATCCCATAAAACCCTTAAAAACAGATGGCCAAACTCCAACAGCCGGATCAGGTAATGGTGAAATAGCTACTTACTGGGCTTACCAACATAATGTAAAGCCTATAGATACTGTGGATGGTAGAACAGGAGAATCTCCTGACTTAATCATTGGAGGGATTGGGGTAGAAGTAAAAGCATATGAAACTAAAACAATTACTTTAGGAAAATTTGCGGGTGACACAGAAAATAATGTGTTATTAAACACAGTGTTTGGTACATTAGCTACATTTACAGATAAAGATATTAAAGCTAGCACAGCTAACTTTAACCCTCAAAATTTATTAGAGGCATTTAAAGTTATATCTGAGATTTATACTAATAAAGAATTAAAACAATTAGCTATAGCCGCTCCATTTTTTAAAAAAATGGAAACCTTATATAATTTATTAGGTTTAGATAGTAATTCTACAGCTGAAAAGGCTACAGTAACTCTATTACGTAGAATATTATGGACTAAACTAAATAAAAAACCAAATTTAGGCCAAGAAGCTGGATTTATATTAAACGTAAGTGACTCAGGAAAAGGAGAATACTACAAAATTACTAAAAAATTAATAGACGATATTCCAGATGAAAATATTCTAAATAATGGAGTATATGTAAAATCGGCTGAGATAGGTATGAATTTTAGTAAATTATTTAATTAATATTTATTAATATGAGCAAAATACAAGAACTCTTAAAAGAAATCCTAAAAGAACACAATATTTCAAGTAAAAAATCTTGTTCTTGTGGTTGTAATACATGTGATGATAAAAAAAATAAAACTTCTTTAACCGAAGCTAAATCTCCTATCTCTGAAAATCTCAAATTCCATTTAAATAAAGGAATTCAAATTTCTGAAAACGTTTTTAGAATAGGATCTAAGTCATATTTAGGTTTATTTAATGAAGCCCGTCTATTAAATGACTGGGGTTATATTCAATTATCTGAATCTGACAAACATTTAATTGAAACTACTGATATAGGTAAGTTTGGAATCTATGAAGGACAAAAAGTTCCTTTAGATATGCCTATGGTTGAGTTCATAAATGAAGCTGAATATCAAGGTAAAAATGTTCCATTAGGTAAACCTAAAAGAGGTGGTTCTAAAAAGTTTTATGTTTATGTTATGAACCCTAAAACTAAAAAAGTTAAAAAAGTATCTTTTGGGGCAGCAGGGGGTGGTCAAAATTTAAGGGTTAAATTTAGAGACCCAAAAGCTAGAAGAGCATTCGCTGACCGCCAGAATTGTGATAAAAAAACAGACAGAACAACACCTGGATATTGGTCTTGTAACCTCCCCAGATATGCTAAAGCTCTTGGTTTAGGCTCTAACATGAATTCATTTTGGTGATGATCTAAATGATGTTCAAATTAGTTTAAACTTAAAGAAAAATAAAAATCATGAAATTATTAAATATTTTAAAAGAAATTATTGAGGGTAAACAAGTGGGTACTTTATATCACTTAACTACTCTTAGGGGTTTACATGGTATATTAAATGATGGATTTATAAAGCCTAATTCTGAAGACCAAATATCAACAACTAGAAATAAAGATATAGATCCATCTAGTTTTCTTGATACCTATGATAGTGGTGGTGAGGTCACAGCTATTTTAGAATTAGATGGAGATAAAATCTCTAACAATTATAAAGTTAGACCTTTTTATTATGATGAAGATACCTTACCAAGTGACCGAGACCCCGCTTATATATCTAAGTATGAATTTGAAGAACAAATAATTACTAATGGTAAAAACTTTCCTATATTTCCTTATTTAAGGAATGTATCTATAACTATAGATAGTGAAGATAATCTTGATGAGGAAAAATTAGCTCAAGTAGAGTCTTTATTAAAAGATAAAAATATTCCTTATGAAATTAAATGATTAAACTTTTAGACATATTAAAAGAAATTATTGAATTTTCCAATTGGCAGATGCCTTCTGAATCTCAACTTAAACAAGAGTTTAAAATAGAGCAAGAAATGAAAGATAATGAATTTTGGGAAGATGAAGAAGCATTTTTAAATGCCATTAAAAACGGTAAAGTTGTTACTATTACTCCTTCTGAAGACCAAAATATAGATTATAGAAGTGGAACTGAATCATACGAAGAATTACTAGATTTAATTAAAGGATATAGATCATACCCTAAATTTCGTAATGAAAAAACTTTAAAAGCTATATATGATGGTTTTAAAAAAAATCAACCTATGGATTATCCTATAGTGATTGAAGATGAAAACAAAGACAGACGAATATTCTCAGGTAATACAAGAATGGACATAGCATTTCAATTAGGTATTAATCCAAAAGTATTATTAATTAAAGGTAAATTATAATTGAAACCATACACAGACATAGAAATTACAGACAAATATATCTAACGTGAATCAAAAAAAATGGTTAAACTCTACCAAGAACAAGTTTTAGAAGAAAATACATTTATACGAGAATTTTCTCAAGATATAGATGAGTTAGATTTAATATGGCATATGGATGATGAAGATCGAACTATTATAGCTGTAGAAGAAACTGATTGGTTATTTCAATTTGATGATGAATTACCTCTCTCCTTAAATTCTTTAATATTTATACCTCGACATAGAATACATCGTGTTATAAAAGGAACTGGGAATTTAAAAATTAGAATAACAAAACATATAGACTGATTCATAGCCAGTCGACATAGATTTAAAATTTGGAGCTGTGGCCCACCCTTAAGGTGGGCCACCTTAGTCTAAAAGTTTGGCTTAATAAATAAAATTTGTTAACTTTTAAAAGTATGAATATTTTCTATATTAATGAAGATCCAATCATCGCCGCTCGTGAATTAGCAGATGATCACATCCGTAAGATGCAAATTGAAAGTGCTCAAATGTGTTGCACAGCCCATTGGGAGACAGGTGGAGAGGCCCCATATAAAAGAGCCCACAAAAATCACCCTTCAACCAAATGGACCAAAGAATCCCTCCCTCAATATTTATGGTTAGTAGAACATGGATTAGAAATATGCAATGAATTTGAAAAAAGATATGGTAAAAAACATAAAACAAAGGATGTGCTTGAATGGCTTCGAGATAATAAACCTAATATACCTAACAATGGGTTTAAAACTCCTCCAATGTGTATGCCTGAGATATATAAAACAGATGATGTAATAGAATCCTATAGAAAATTTTATATTGAAGATAAAGTCAAAATAAAAAAATTAGATTGGAAGAAATTAAACAATAAACCAGAATGGATATTAGAACAGGAATATATAAATTCACAAATCCTAAAGGAAAATCGTATATAGGGCAAGCAGTTGATATAGAACGAAGACATCAAATGTATAAACAATTAAATAGTGATTCTGTAGGTCCTAAATTTTTAAATTCCTTAAAAAAATATGGTTATGAGAATCATAAAATGGAAATACTTGAAGAATGTAATTTAGAGCAATTAGATGAAAAAGAATATTTTTGGAAAAAAGAATTTATAAATGAAAATGGTTGGGACAATGCTCTTTTTTTCCGATTAAAAGATAAAAAAGGAGGCAAACATAGTTTAGACACTATTGAAAAAATGCGCAATGCCAAATTAGGAAAAAAATATTCAGATGAATCAAAACAAAAAATGAAAAAACCTAAAACTGAAGAACATAAACAAAAAATATCTGAATCCAAAAAAGGAAAGGAAAATTTAAAAAACAGAAAAAAGGTAGGTCAATATGATATGAATGGAAATTTATTAAATATTTGGGAAAAAATTAAACAAGCTGAAATAGAATTAAACCTTTGGAATGGTGGTATCAGCGCATGCCTTACAGGAAGACAAAAAGAATGTGGTGGATTTATTTGGAAAAAAATTAAACAATAAACCAAAATGGATAAAATTGTAATTGTGGGAGCTGGAGTAGCTGGTGTGAATGCCGCTACTAAATTAGTAGACAATGGCTACCCAGGTGAACTAATCACTATTATTGATATGGGTAATGATCCATATAAAAGGAAACCTGAAGAAGTAATGACTGGTTTCTTAGGAGCGGGTGGCTGGAGTGATGGTAAACTTACTTATCATACTGCTATTGGAGGACATATGTCTAAGTATTGTGGTGAAGATAAAGCAATGGAACTGTTTAATGAAGTGATTACTAACTTTAAACGTTTCCATCCCAAACCTGAAGAAGTACAATGTTCAAATCCTGAAGCTGAACCTGACTTTATTAAACCCTATTTTGGTCTACGTTTATTCCCTGTATGGCACGTAGGTACCGATTATCTCCACGAAATTGGTAAAAATTGGTATGATTATTTAGTATCTAAAGGTGTAAATTTTGAATGGAATACTAAGGTAGAAGATATTGATTTTAAAAATAATTGTGTTCTTACTCATAACACTCATTTAGATTATGATAAACTTATCTTTGCTGTAGGAAAATCTGGTATTGATTTTGCCCAAGAATTAGCTAAAGAATACAACCTTCCTGACGAACCAAAACCGGTCCAAATTGGAGTAAGATTTGAGGCTCCACAACATCATTTTCAAAAACTGATTGACATCAGTTATGATTTTAAATTGTATAGAAAATTTGATAATGAAGGTGTATCACTTCGTTCATTCTGTACTAATAATAATGCTGCTTATGTAGCTGTAGAAGAAACATATGGAGATCATAGTTATAATGGTCACGCTAAAAAGGACGAAGCTTACCACAATAATATGACTAATTTTGGTATTCTGATGGAAATTCAAGGTATTGATGATCCATTTGAATGGTCACGAGAAGTAGTTAAAAAATTACAAAAGAATGGAACCGGGTTATACTATAGTCCAACCCGTAAACCATCTACCACTTCAGAAGGAGGAAAAGTAACAGCTACCCAAGTGGATGATTTAACTGACTTTTATGATGCTATGGATGGTTTTGCTAAATACATTATGGATTTTATTTCAGATATGAAAAGAATATTCCCAACTCTTGGGAGTGATTGGGGAATTTATATGCCAGAAGTAAAATACCTTTCTCCTGAACCTCTTGTGGATTATAAAAATTTATCACTTACTACTTACCCTAATGTTCATTTTGTTGGTGATGCTTTGAGTGCTCGTGGCATTACAGTAAGTGGTGCTCAAGGAATTTATGTAGCTGAAGATATTTTAAATAATAATTAATATGACTAAACAAAAATTTGACAAACCCCGCAGGCTTATTAAGCCTGAAGATGGCACAATTGCTTACTCTTGGGAAGGTAAACTTCATAATTGGGATGGACCCGCCCTCATTCCTGAAGGGAATATGAGAAAACGTGAATATTATCTTCACGGAATTAGGTATACTGAAGACCAATGGAATGAAATTAAACGGGAGCGTCAAGGTTTACCTTGGTTTAAGAATCCTGCGTATAAGGAAAGGAGCTAATATGTATAACATATATGGCTCGTACAGTAGTACTTTTAAGTTGTGTAGCTCAAAAATTAAGCAAACCTGCTGAGGCTAAAGACTTATACCAATCTGATCTGTTTAAGAAAAGTTTAAGTTATGGTGAAAGTCTTAAACCTAATTCTATGTTTATTTTGTCTGCTAAACATCATTTATTACCTTTAAATAAAGTTATAGATCCTTATAATAAAACTTTAAAAGATATGGATGCTAATTCAAGAAAAGAATGGGCAGACACAGTAATATCCCAATTACAAAATAAGGGATATGATTTAGATAAAGATAATTTTGTAATATTAGCCGGTAGTACTTATAGTAAAGATTTGATTCCCCATATGAAAAATTATGAATTACCTCTAAAAGGTAAAAGAATAGGTGAACAAAAATCTTGGCTTAAAAAACAACTTGAAAAACTTAAAGAAACTGTAATAAAATTAACCCACTTACTTTATGAAGCTATCAAAGGAAAACCTTCCAGATTTAATTGAGTCTTATCTTCAGGATATTGAAGATTTTGGTGATGAAACCATCTATACCCCAGAATACACATTAGTGTGTGAATCTATTCTTAAAGATACTAAAAAATTAATTTTGGAATCTAAGAATTTTTCATTATCTTTACTAAGAGAAAATGTTAAAAATGGTACTCGTCTTCAAAAAGAAGTAATAGAAGATTTTATTTTATATATTAAAAGTTTTGATTAAAAATGAAAATAGGGTTTTGTGGAACAATGAGTGTAGGAAAAACTACACTGGTTAATGCTTTAAAAAATATACCTGAATTTAAGGATTATCATTTTGCTACTGAACGTAGTAAATATCTTAATTCATTAGGTATTCCTTTAAATACTGATTCTACACTTAAGGGTCAAAATATATTTTTGGCTGAACGTTGCGCTGAATTAATGAATGAGAATCTTATAACAGATAGAACTATAGTTGATGTAATAGCATTTACTAAACTTGCTATATCTATTAGTTATATTGATGGTGATGCTTTTGAAGAATATGCTAAACGTTTTATTAGAGAGTATGATTATATTTTCTATATTTCTCCTGAAGGGATTGAGATTGAAGATAATGGAGTTAGAGAAACAAATGTTGAGTATAGAGAAGAGATTGATAAAACTATTAAAATATTACTTAGTAAATATAAACCTTATCATAGTGTACTTAAAGGTTCAACTGAAGAACGTGTAAAACAAGTACTAAAAGTTTGTTTTAATATTTATTAATGTATGAAAAATCAAATTTTATTGACAGTTTTACTAACCAGTTTATTTTGGGTTTTAGGTTGTTACATGTTTATAGATCTAACTAGACCAAAATGCATTGACTGTGAAACTTTAATAAAGGAAAATAATCAAAAATATCAAAATGAACTTAATTCTCTTCATTTATTAACTGATAGTTTAAATAAAGAAGTAACTATAGCTAATTCTAAAACAGATAGTCTTAGAACTTCAATTTTAATTCGTAATAGAGAATTAAACAAATTAAGAAAAAAATATAATGAAACAGTTGCTACTATTGACAGTATGTCTAATGATGAGCTTACTAAGTTTCTCACAGACAGATATAAATAAAGATTCTTTAATTTGTGTACCACGAAACGTTTTAGTTGAAGTTGTAACTGAATTAAGTTTATGTGATTTATGTAAAGAAGAAGTAGAATCTCTTAAACAGGATACTACTGAACTTAATGAAATAATTTTCTACAGAGACTTTATTATCTCTAGAAGAGATGAAGAAATAAAAGCTTATCAATCTACTTTAGACAGTTGTAACATGTCTAGAGCTAGTTTTGAAGCCCAAAACAAAGTTTTAAATTCTGAGTTAGAAGATGCTCAAGATAAGATAACATCTTATAGAAGAGTTATAGGGGCTTTGTCATTATTTGCTGTTGGTTTATTTGTATTAGAAATATACCCTAAATAAATGAGTGACTTAAAACAAATCATACGAGAAGAATACCTAAAATGTGCCAAAGATCCAGCACATTTTATGAAAAAATATTGTATGATTCAACACCCCCAAAGAGGTAGAGTTAATTTTCATTTATATCCCTTTCAAGAAAAAGTTTTACATTTAGTTAGAGATAATAATTATACAATTATTAACAAATCCCGCCAGTTAGGTATATCAACTTTAACAGCGGGATATTCTCTTTGGTTAATGATCTTCCATAAAGATAAAAACGTACTTTGTATCGCTACTAAACAAGATACAGCCAAGAATATGGTTACTAAGGTACGATTTATGTATGATAATTTACCTAGTTGGCTTAAAGTAGATTCTATTGAAAATAACAGATTATCACTAAGATTAGAAAATGGGTCACAAATTAAAGCAGTAGCAGCTTCAAGTGATGCTGGTAGATCTGAAGCAGTATCCCTCCTACTAATAGATGAGGCTGCTTTTATTGAACAAATTGACGAAATTTGGGCTTCAGCTCAACAAACCCTGGCTACAGGTGGTGGATGTATTGCTTTATCTACTCCTTATGGTACTGGAAACTGGTTTCATAGAACATGGACTCGAGCTGAAGCTAATGAAAATGAATTTTTACCTATAAGATTACCTTGGTATGTTCACCCTGAACGTGATCAATCTTGGAGAGATAAACAAGATGAACTATTAGGTAATCCAAGATTAGCAGCCCAAGAATGTGATTGTGATTTTAACACTTCAGGTGATATTGTTTTCTATCCTGAATATTTAGAATTTATTGAACAAACCACTGTTAAAGATCCTGTTGAAAAAAGAGGTGTAGATAAAAATTTATGGATTTGGGAGCCAGTTGATTATTCAAGATCTTATATGATCACTGCTGATGTGGCTAGAGGTGATGGTAAAGATTATTCCGCTTTTCATATTTTTGATATTGAATCAAATATACAAGTTGGAGAATATAGGGGGCAGATTGGCACTAAAGAATTTGGTCATCTTTTAGTAGGTATAGCTACTGAATATAATAATGCTTTGTTAGTTGTAGAAAATGCTAACATAGGTTGGTCCACAATTCAAGTTGTTATGGAACGGGAATATAGAAATTTATATTATTCTCCTAAAACCCAAGAAGTAACAGCTGAAACTTATATGAGAAATTATGAGAATAACCAATCCCAAACCCCAGGTTTTACTATGTCTATGAGAACTCGACCTATGGTTATTGGTAAATTCCAAGAATATATCTCTGATAAAAGTGTAACTGTCCAATCTAAACGTCTCCTCCAAGAAATGAGAACTTTTATTTGGAAAAATGGTAGAGCAGAAGCTCAATCTGGTTATAATGATGACTTAATAATGAGTTTTGGAATTGGTTTGTATGTTAGAGATACCGCTCTTAAGTTTAGACAACATGGTTTAGATATGGCTAAAGCCGCGTTAGGAGCTATATCTAAAACCCAAACCCCATACCAAGGAGCATATTTCTCATCAGGACAAGATAATCCTTATTCAATGCCTAATGGAGTAGGAGGAAATGAGGATTTTAGGTGGCTTCTTTAAATATTTATTCATATATTAATATACAATGGCTGATACAAGCGTATTTACAAGACTAAAAAGATTATTTTCTACTGATGTTATCATTCGTAATACTGGTGGAGATACTTTAAAAGTTCTTGATTTTAACCAAACCCAAGTAGCGGGTCAAGTTAATACTAACTCATTATATGATAGATATACTCGTCTTCATACTACTAATGCTTCCCCTATCTATAACCCAGGGTTAAATTACCAAACCCTTAGAGTTCAATTATACTCAGATTATGAGGCTATGGATACTGATGCTATTATAGCTTCAGCCTTAGATATATTAGCAGATGAATGTAGTCTTAAAAATGAAATGGGTGAAGTACTCACTATTAAAAGTAGTGATGAAAAAGTTCAAAGAATTTTATATAACTTATTCTATGATATTCTAAACATAGAATTTAATATGTGGATGTGGACTCGCCAAATGTGTAAATATGGTGACTTTTTCCTTAAATTAGAAATAGCTGAGAAATTTGGTGTCTATAATGTTATTCCCTATACAACTTATAACATCATTAGAGAAGAAGGATTTGACAAAAATAATAGAGATAAAGTTCAATTTAAATTTGACCCAGACGGTTTAAGTGGAGGAGGCACATTTGGGGGATATTATGGGGGTTTAGTATCACCCAATAGTTCAACATCAGCAGGCCCAAACATGATTATTTTTGATAATTATGAAATGGCCCATTTTAGACTAATATCAGATGTAAGTTTCTTACCTTATGGTAGAAGTTATATAGAACCTGCTCGTAAGCTGTTTAAACAATATACACTTATGGAAGATGCCATGTTAGTTCATAGAATAGTTAGAGCGCCTGAAAAACGTATATTCTATATTAACATAGGTAATATTAATCCTGCTGAGGTAGATGGATTTATGCAAAAAACCATCTCTAAAATGAAACGCACTCCATATGTTGACCAACAAACTGGAGATTATAATTTAAAATTCAACATGCAAAACATGCTTGAAGATTTCTTTATACCTGTAAGAGGAGGTGACTCTAATACTAAAATAGATACTTTACAAGGATTACAGTATGATGGTATTACTGATGTTGTTTATTTAAGAGATAAATTATTTGCCGCTCTTAAAATACCTAAAGCTTTTATGGGTTATGATGAAACAACTGAAGGTAAAGCTACATTAGCAGCTCAAGATATTAGATTTGCTCGTACTATAGATAGAATCCAAAGAATTATGTTATCTGAATTATACAAAATAGCTATAGTTCATTTATATACTCAAGGATATGATGGAGAATCATTAACAAATTTTGAATTAGGATTAACTACTCCATCAATTATCTATGATCAAGAAAGAGTAGCCCTATTAAAAGAAAAAGTTGAATTAGCTAATCAAATTATAGACAATAAACTTCTTCCTACCGATTGGGTTTATGACCATATATTCCATTTCAGTGAAGATGAATATGTTGAATATAGAGATTTAATTAGAGAAGATGTTAAACGTAAGTTTAGATTAAACCAGATTGAGAATGAAGGTAATGACCCGTTAGAATCTGGTAAATCTTACGGTACTCCCCATGACTTGGCATCATTATATGGTCAAGGTAGATACTACACAAATAACGAGGTACCAGCAGGATATAATGAAAAAGCTGACTTGGGTAGACCAAAAGAAAAAGTTTCAAGAATAGGTACCCAACAAGATGCCTTTGGTAAGGATAGGTTAGGTGTTCTTAGAATGAAAGACCAGGATAATAACGAATCAGACTCAATAAGACCAACATATAAAGGTGGATCTCCATTAGCTTTAGAAGCGAAAGCTATATATCATAAAAATAAAAATTCTTTGAGAAATATACCAGTTAATAAAAAACAGTTGGTATTTGAAAATGATAAGCTGAAAGAATCACTACTTGATGAAAATCAAATCAAAGAATAATATTTCTATAATATTTATAAAAAACCTATGAATTAATGGGGATCAAACACTCTAAAATAAAAAACACAGGCATCCTGTTTGAATTGTTAGTTAGACAAATCACAGCTGATACTTTGTCTGGAGATTCATCTCCTTCTCTTGATATTCTTAAAAAATCTTTTGCTAAGACTGAATTAGGAAAAGAATATAAATTGTATGAAACTCTTTTTAAGCATAAAAATGTAAGTGAAGCTAAAGCTAATATAGTGATTAACACTGTATTAGAAGCTTCTCAAAAATTAAATAGATCTAAATTAAAAAGAGAAAAATATAACATAGTTAAAGAAATAAGAAATCATTATAATCTAGAAGAATTTTTTAATTACAAAGTTCCTAATTATAAAGAATACGCCGCACTTTATACCCTCTTAGAAATCTATAATTCTGATAAACTCTCAGAAACTAACCAAATAATAGATAATAAATTAACTATATTAGAGAGTTTGACCCAAACCCCTATTAATAAAGCTAAGGTAAAAGAAAATTTATTAGAGGAGTTTAAAAAATACGATAAAGACTTAAGAGTACTTACCTATAAGGTAATGTTAGAAAAGTTTAATGGTAAATATGCTAATTTAAATGATTCTCAAAAAGAAATTTTAAAAGAATTTATTAATTCTATTGATAATACTCCTAAATTAAGAGAATTTTATAATACAAAAATTACTGAGATTAAAACCTCTATCAAAAATTCTCTCCCATCTATCAAAAATCCCGCTATTAAGATCAAACTTAATGAAATATTATCACTAATTCATGAAGTTGATAAATCAGCTAAGGTTAAGAATGATGATTTAGTAAATTTATTACAATATTATGAACTCACAGAGGAACTTAAAAGAATTCATTAAGCAACATTTAGAAGAAATATCCTCTACTGGAGGAGCTAGTGGGTATCTTTCTAAGTATTTTATTACTAGAAAACCATTATCATTTAAAGATACTGAATATTCTAAGCTAGGTTTTAAACCAGTAAATAGAAAAAAACAAGCTAAAAATTCTAAAGTATATGATTATAAAGATCTTTGGGGATCTACTTATGACTATTAATATTTATAATTATGAAGACACTTCAAACCCAATATAACTTAATTAAAGAGGGTAAAGGCCATAAAGATGTATTTGTTAAAGAGGCTAAACGTCTCTTCCCTGGTGTTATTCCTAATGGAGCAGGGTTTGATCAAACTTCTACTTTGCTTAAAAATAAAAATATTATAGCGGAAAACATATTTCCTTTAATCCCATCTTCAGGATTAAATCCTTTTTCTACTTTTGACAAATTCTTAAGTGAAGAAGTTAAAGAAGTTAAAGCTGAAGAAAAGAAAACATCAAAAGAGGTAGAAGAAGATTTATCTAAAATCTATGACATTTATGATAAGAAAAATCTTGACAATCAAATTTTTGACCAGGTATTAAATGGTATTAGATTTGAACTTGAACAAGATTCTGAATTATCTTTAGATGAAGCTACTGAAAAAGTAAGAAAAAATTTAGCTAAAAATTCTTTATATTATTTAGAAAATGCTGCTTTTGGTGTTAAAGGATTAGGATATACTAAAGAAGCACCTGGTTTAGGTGAACCAAAAGAATTAAAAGGAAAATATAAATCATCTGGCTATGGAGACTTAAAAGAAAATAAAATGAAAGAACTAAATATATTCAGAAAATACCTCAATGAAGATCGAGATAATGAAATTTATATTAAAGAGGTAGCACAGGATAGTGTTAAAGATGTAGTACAGGATATATACAATCAGATTATGGATACCAACTTACCAATTGGTAATTCTGCTCAATTCATTGATAACCTCTATAGCGCTGTTAAAAATTATCTTAAACAACATCCTGAAAAAGCAGGAGTATTAGATAAAGCTGATAGATCTGAAATTGGTAAGATGGTATTAAATAAAATAGGAGTAAAAGAAAATAAAATGAAACTTGTAGATTTATTAAAAGAAGGAGTTCATGAAGATCTCAAAGAAGCAGATAAAATTGGTGAAGTAGCAGCCTTAGAAGCTAAAATTAATTTTTTAGAAGGTAAAATTAAAAAATGCTATGAAACAATGACCCTCTTTGAAAAAGATGAAATCAAAGAATTTGTTGATAAAAAAAGACAATCTGAAATTAAGAAAGAAGTAAAAATTCTTGAAAGAGCTAAAGTACAACTTGAGAAAAAATATGATAGACTCAAAGGTACTGTAGAAGAAATGGACGATACTATTGACGAATCTGATTACGATTATTAATGAAACAAGTCCTTATAGACACTCAACTTTTTCATCTTTCCCCTCAACAACTTAGTGAAGCTAAAGTTGTAGGAGGAAATCTTATGGTTGAAGGAAGACTCCAAACTGCTGAAACAAAAAATGGCAATGGGAGAAGATATCCAAGAGAAATCTTAGAAAGAGAAGTTGAAAGATATAAGGACGGACCCATTAGAGAAAACAGAGCACTAGGCGAATTAGACCACCCAGATTCCCAAATAATAAACTTAAAAAACGTCTCTCATAATATAAAAAATATATGGTGGGATGGTAATGATGTTATAGGTAAGATTGAAATCCTACCTACCCCATCAGGTAATATATTAACTCAGTTATTTAAAAATGGTATTACTGTTGGAGTTTCTTCACGTGGTATGGGTAGTTTAAAACCCATAGGAGAAACTCAAGAAGTTCAAGATGACTTTGAACTTTTATGTTGGGATTTTGTCTCAACTCCCTCTACACCGGGTGCCTATGTTCACCCTATCAATGAAGGTTTAGTTCCTGTCACTACAGATTATACTAAAATAAACGAAATAATTACAGAAATACTCTGTAATAATGGCCATTGCCCAATAAATTTTTAAGAGAATCATGTTTTGATTCTTTCTGTTATATGTATTAACATAATATGCTACCAACCTACTTATGTAGCATTTTTTTTATTAACTACTATTACGCTTCTCTTTTAATAAGCGTATTTTCTTAACACAAAAAATTTTAGGAACAAAATGTCAACAAACAGAGATTTGCTGAAAGAAGCTATCGCTGATGCGAAGGCTGTTAAAGAGACTGCTTTGGCTAATGCTAAAGCTGCTCTTGAAGAAGCTTTTACCCCACAAATTAAATCTATGCTTGCTGCCCAGATTTTAGCTGAAGAAGAAGAGGAAGATGAGGATGATTTAGCTGAAGCTGATAAAGTAAGAATGGATAAAGATGAAATGGAGGAAGGCTATGATATGGAAGGCACTAATGAAGTTGAAGAGCTTGAAGAGGAATTTGACCTCGAAGAAATCTTAGCTGAATTAGAACTCGAAGAGGGAGATGACGAAACTATGGAAGAGGAAATGGACGCCCCACACGGTAATATTAATGCCGATATGGACCCTAACACTGGCTTCTTAGAAGAAGAAATCAACCTTGACGAGATGGATGAAGATGAGCTAAAAGCTCTTATTGAAGATGTTATTGAAGACATGATTGAATCTGGTGAATTAGAAGCTGGAGGTGATCCTGTTGAATTTTCTGATGAAGAAGAAGATGAAGAAGGTGAAGAAGAAGAAGGTGGTGAAGAAATGGAAATGGATGCTGAAGAAGAAATTGAAGAAGGTATAAAGGATGTTGTTAAGGGTATTTTCAAAGGAGGTGGACAAAAAGCTAAAGAATTTGTTGAAGACTTTTTAAAGAGAAACCCAACATATAAGGATGATATTGAGAAAAATGAAATTGAATATATTGATGTGTATAGAGAACTGGCAGCAGAACTAGCAGATAAATATAACAATGGAAAACCCCTCAGTGGAACTGATATGACACCTTATAAAAATGCTCTTTCTATGGCAATTCGTAATGAACCTGCCCCAGCAACCATCTCAAAAGATCCATCAGGCCTTTTAGCTACTCGTAAACTTTCTGAGGAAAATCCTCAACTTCAAGAAGCTCTTAAAACTATCAAAATTCTTCAACAAGAACTTAGTGAAGTTAATCTTCTTAACTCTAAACTTCTTTATGTCAATAAGATCTTTAGAAATAAAAATTTGACCGAAAGTCAAAAAGTAAAGGTTTTGTCTGCTTTTGATAGAGCTACTTCTGTAAAAGAAACCAAAATCATTTATGAAACTCTAAATGAAGGATTAGTATCTAAAACTACTACAAAATCTTCAATTAAAGAATCATTAGGTATGGCTTCAAAACCTGCAGGTGTAGCCCCAAAACAACCAATTGTTGAATCTGATCAAATGATTAAAAGGTTCCAAAAATTGGCTGGAATTTTATAATGTATAACTTTTAAAAACAATTAAAAAAACAAAATGTCAAACTTAAACTCTCTTTTAGAAAGTGCTAATAACTGGAGAGTCGTTCAAAGCGACGCTGCTAGATTAGCTTCAAAATGGGAAAAAACAGGTTTGTTAGAAGGTTTAGGATCTGAGACCGAAAGAAATAACATGGCTCTCATCCTTGAAAACCAAGCTAAACAACTTGTTGTTGAAACTTCCCAAACTGGTGGTGGTGCTGGTGCTGCTGGTGCTACTTTCACAGCTGGTACTGGTGAACAGTGGGCAGGTATTGCTCTTCCACTTGTAAGAAAGGTATTTGGTCAAATCGCTGCAAAAGACTTTGTCAGTGTTCAACCAATGAACCTTCCTTCTGGTCTAGTCTTCTTCCTTGACTTCCAATATGGAACTACAAAAGGTGATGGTAAATTCACAGTTGGTGGTGATGTATTTGGAGCGGGTTCTATGTATGGTAGAACAGACCAAACCAACTCACCAACTGATGGTCTTTATGGCGCTGGTAGATGGACATACTCAACCAATATCTTCTCAGCTTCTGTAGGAGCTACTGGTTCTGATGCAGTTTGGTCAGAAGTTGGATATGACTCAGCTCTATCAGCTTCTATAGCTGCAGGTGCTGTTGTTAAGGTCAAAATCCCCCAATCTCTTTTAACAAACCCCGACTTAGAAGGTGTTAGAGGATACACAGTTACTACTTACAGCGGTTCAACTGCTAATGTTGTTGAACAACTCCCAGCTTACAACTATGCTGATGCTAGTAATGTTTACATCTTCATCTCTTCAAGTGCCGGTGTTGGTAATGTTAATACAAACGTTGTTAACTATGTAAAACAACCCGCTGATAATGTTAGAGGTGATTTTGAGGATGGTGCTTCTTCAGCATTCCCTAATGCTACTTCAGATACTGGTATTTCAATCCCAGAAATCAACGTTAAGATGAAGTCTGAAGCGATTGTTGCTAAAACCAGAAAGCTAAAAGCTGTTTGGACACCTGAATTTGCTCAAGACTTGAATGCTTACCATAGCATTGATGCTGAAGCTGAGTTGACAAGCATCATGAGTGAATACATCTCTATGGAAATCGACCTCGAAATCCTAGGTATGTTGATTGAAAACGCTCTAACAGTTGAGTACTGGTCAGCAGTTAACAACACAGTTGCTACAGCTACTTCAGTCCCTGCTGCTTTATCTAGTGGATTCTTCAATACACAAGGCCAATGGTTCCAAACTCTTGGTACTAAACTACAAAAAGTTAGTAACAAGATTCACCAGTTGACCTTAAGAGGTGGCGCTAACTTCTTAGTATTGTCTCCAACTGCAGCTACAATCCTTGAATCAATCCCAGGATTCGCAGCTAACACAGATGGTGATTCAGCTAAAATGAAGTATGCGTTTGGTGTTCAGAAAATTGGCCAATTAAACAACAGATATGAGGTTTACAAGAACCCATACATGACTGAGAATGTAATCTTAATGGGCTACAGAGGTTCACAGTTCCTTGAAACTGGTGCTACCTTCTCACCATACATTCCTTTGATCATGACTCCGCTTGTTTATGATCCAGAAACCTTTACACCAAGAAAAGGTCTCTTAACAAGATACGCTAAGAAAATGTTAAGACCTGAATACTACGGTAAGGTTTACTTAAACGGTTTGAACACCCTCTAATCGATTAAGTTAATAAATTAATTAGAAAGGACCCGAAGCTTAGCTTCGGGTCTTTTTTTCTAATATTTATAAACAAAAAATTTATGTTCTATGACTCATTTTAATAACACTCCCGAGGCTGAGGAAATTTTTAGAGAAAAAAAGGTAGTTAAAAATCCGATTAAATTTAGAGTTAATTTAAACGAAGAACAAAAAGAAGCTAAACAAAAAATATTAGATAACACCATAACATTATTAGCTGGTCAAGCAGGTTCTGGTAAGACATTGTTAGCTTGTCAAGTTGCTCTTGACGGATTATTACGTAAAATTTATGAAAAAATAATAATCACACGACCTACGGTGTCCAAAGAAGAAATTGGATTTTTACCGGGAGATCTACGTGAAAAAATGGACCCATGGGTTCAACCCATATACCAAAATTTATTTATACTATTTGATAAAGAAAAAGTTGAAAAACTTATAGCAGATGGTAAAATAGAAATTGTACCTGTTTCCTTTATGAGAGGTAGAACATTTGTTGATTCATGTGTTATTGTAGATGAAGCACAAAATGTCACCCATGAACAAATGGAGATGATTGTAACCCGTTTAGGTTTACGTTCTAAAATGATTATTTGTGGTGACACTTATCAAATAGACTTAAAAAAGAAAGGTGATTCTGGGTTTAAATTTTTGTATACTGCCTCTAAAAAAATAAAACATCTTGAAGCTTTAACATTAACTTCTAATCATAGAAATGAAATTGTTGAAGATTTAAGAAATTATTACGCAGAAAATTTGACCAACCAGCATTAAAATATGTCTTCAATTAATATTACAGGTTCTTCCGTAAGTACTAATGTTAGGATTATGGATGGATTAGTATTTGCCTATGATTGTGGTAATACTAGATCCTTCCCATATCCTGTAGGCTCTATCCCTTCAGCTTTCCCAAATTATGTTAAATTTATTAATATGATGGGTGGCATAATCCCGTCAGGTGCTGCTGAAGGATCTAATATTACAGCTTCATTAGAATTAGATTCTAGAGGATATAAACATCTATTTTCAAATGGATCACAAACAACTGTAGCACCACTTTTAGAAAATAGATCTCTCACAGGAAGTTATGTTATAGCTGATGATGGTATTTCTAGACCTTTTTTTGACGCTGTGATGACTAGTTCAAAAGGATTCACAATTGAAACTATTATTAGTACTTCTGTTGATAGTGTTAATATAACCTTTATGTTTGGGAATGGAACTGATACAGGTAATGATACTGACCCTGGGGGTAATGTAGGATTTTTAATGGGCCTTCTTAGTGGAAGACCAGCTGCCTATATGAGTTATAGTTCTTCAGTAGCTCCTAATCGAATTCTTTTAAGAAATGTTGGTTCTATGGTGACTGGAAGTTGGGCTCAAATTACATACACATGGAATGGGAATTGGGGAGGAAATGGCACAGGTAGTTTATATTTGAATGGAAATCTTTTAACTTTTGCTACTAGATCTAACCCTGGTTATTTTAATATGTCTTCTACTTCCTCTACTGATCCTCTCTTTCCTTTTCACGGAAGATGGAGGACTTGGGGATGGAGATATTCAGGATTCCAGGGTTATCAAGATTCGTTATTTGTTTACAACAAGGGTTTAACAGCTGAGGAAGTTAAACATAACTTTAATATCCAACGAAGAAAATATAATTTATAAAAAATGTCACTTATATTTTTACCCAGAGTTGTATCAGACAGTTTAATATTCTCAGCTGACGCGGCTAATCATAAATCCTACCCAGGAAGTGGTACAACTTGGTATGACTTAACTCAAAATAATTATAATGCTACTTTAGTTGGTCCCACTTTTAATAGTGGAAATAGCGGAGGTTTTGAATTTGATGGAACTAATGATTATGTTGAATTAGGTCAGGTACCAACAACTGTTCTTTCATCTTTTACTTGGCAATTCATATTTAAACCTATATCATTTACTAATGGTGTTCGTTTAATCACAACAAGAGGAGGACTTAATGGACCTGGGTTTTGGCTAAACATTAAACAAGATAAAATAGCTCAAGTAACTATAGGTACTGTAGCAGATTATGATCTTACTAATAGTATTAGTTACTTAAATATTAATAATATTTATTTTTTAAATTTTGTTATTGATAACACTACTGCTCAATTGTATATAAATGGAGTTTGGATAGAAACTCAAACTATTTCTTCAACTAGAACTCAACCTGATAATAATAGATGGGTAAATGGTGTTTTTTTAGAACCTAATGGTGATCTTAGACCTAATACATATGCTAACCAAATTTTATATTCTTTAAGCTATTATAATAGAGCTTTATCATCTAGTGAAGTTCTTCAAAACTATGAAGCTTTAAAACCCCGTTTTGGTTTGTAAGTATTTATAATAAATTTTAATCAAATTGAGGACTCCTTTTCAATGGAATACTGCTAATTTTGCTTGGGAATCTAATCCATTCCCTAACCAAAGTATTACTCCTTTTACTTGGGATGACTGTGCCTTAATTGTAGAAATAATCACTGATCTTTTAGGAGGTAAATCTTCACCAACTATCTTTAAGGATAAAGAAAAAAAGAAAAAATTTATTAAATTACTTTGTAAGGTAGAGGGTGTAGAATACAAAGAAACCAAAGAAGTTGTGGATAGACAAATACGTATAACAGACATAGCTCTAGTAGCTAAAGAAGTGTTAGGTATTGACCTTAAAGTTGATTTATAATGTATAAACTTTTTACTGATAAGACTGAAGTATTTGAATGTAAGATTCAATTAGAAGGTGCTTCAATTAAAAATAGTCAAGCTCGTTTATTAATTGAGTCTGAAAATTTATCTTTAGTTTTTAAAGGTGAAATTTCTTCTGATGGGAAGTGTAGAATTCCTATTAAAAAATTAAAAGGTCTTTTAGATGAAAATACTCAAGGTAATGTAAAATTAGAAGTTATAGCTGAAGAAACTTATTTTACTCCATGGGAATCTAAATTTACAGTTGAAACTTCTAGAAAAGTGACTGTAGAAGTTAAATCTCAAGAAACCTCAGCTACTATTATAACAGAATCTAAACCTAAAGTTACTATAGATGAGGTTCCTTATATTCAACCCAAGTCTATACAAGAAAATAAACATATTTTAAAAATCATTGGCCTCCTTAAAAAAGAAAATATATATTTAAATAATATTTCTAATAACAAGGTTAAACTAAACAACTTGATTGAAGCTTATCTTAAAAAGAATAATATAAATCCTAACCAAATAGGTTTGATTATTGAAGGAGTTTTAAAAGGGTTGTCAAAAATAAGCTAATATGGCATTACCTGATTTAACAGGCCAAAATATTGAAAATACTTATCAAAGAATAGTCCAAACTGATGGAACTAATTTTTATGATGGTACAGGTTCATTAGTCATTTTACCTAGTGCTAATACAGCCTCACTTCTAACCACAGCCTCAGTTGTAGGAAATATAATTACCTTCACCAAAGGAAATACTTCCCAATTTAGTATTACAGTTGACACAGGATCAGGTGGGGTTATAGATACTAGCAGTTTAGTAACTACTTCAAGTTTTAACGCGTTTACTTCAAGTATAAATCAATTTACATCTTCATATAATACTGGATCTTTTAGTGGATCTTTTATTGGTCAATTAATAGGTACTGCTAGTTGGGCAAACAATGCTTTAACAGCATCATTAGCCCCTAACTATGTTCTAACATCTGTTACTAGTTCAATGTTAGCACCTTATGTGCTAAGTTCTCAAACTAGTTCCTTTGTGACCAATGCTCAAACTAGTTCCTTTGTTCAAAACTCTCAAACTTCTAGTTTTGTTCAAAACTCTCAAACTAGTTCCTTTGTTCAAAATAGTCAAACATCTAGTTTTGTTCAAAATAGTCAAACTTCTAGTTTTGTAACTAATGCTCAAACTAGTTCAATGACTGTTTTAAGTAGTTCTTTTGCTTTAACTGCTTCTTTTGCTTTAAATGGAGGAGGTGGAACAGTGGATACTTCTTCATTAGTTACTACTGCTTCTTTTAATCAATTTACTTCTTCTTATAACACAGGATCTTTTAGTGGATCTTTTATTGGAACTGCTAGTTGGGCTAATAATTCTACAACTGCTTCTTTTGCATCTAACATTTCAGATCAAGTAATAAATGATTTACAATTCTTTAATTTATTTATAGCATGAGTAGCGGTAACGGATTAAATAGCGGATATATTGGTACTGACCAAAGAAGAACTCAGGCCGGTTCTTATGATGGGAGAAAGCATTATTTAGAGAGGATAAATGGGCAATTCGATAGTAGAAATTTATGGACACCTGCACAAATATCCACCTCGCTATGGTTAGATGCTAATGATACCAACTCCATCACATTTAGTGGCAACAATGTAAGTCAATGGTTGGATAAGAGTGGGAATGCAAG